ACGGTCGCGGAGTCGGCGTACCAATAAGGATTAACAGGGTCGAACCATCCTACCTTAAAGACGAAGGTAAAAGAGCCGTCCCATAGGGTCGTCGGGCCTGGGCCGCCGGTGGCCGCGACGGTGGCCGTATAGTTAGGATAAAGGGCCCAATCTACCGAGGGCGCCGACGCGATAACCTCGACCGGGGTGGTCGTGCCGGCGCCCGGTGTCCAGCTCCACTCGTCGAGCACGCCGGAGGGGTTTATTACGGTCGCCGTAAACGTCTGCTCGAAAAGGTCGTTTTCGTACTTCGTGCCGGCGCCCTCCTGCCATTGGTTACCGTTGGCGTCCTGGGTAACGTAGACGGAGAAGGTCGCGGTCGTCGTCTCGGTTCCGACCTGGGGAGAGACAAAGGGGTTCGACCAGGGGCCGGTTCCGGCGACGGTCGCCGCGATGCCGGTCGACGTGAACGCGTACGCGTCCTGGGAAAAGTCGAGAGCACCGGCCAGGGGAGAGCCGAGATTAAGGGTTACCGTCTGGATTGCGTCGGCCCATCCTCCCTTTTGCTGGCTGTTCGTAAAGCCGTCCGAGTCGAACGTATCGACGCCAGGAATAATCGCGGCGCCGGAGGCCGTTACGAATCCGAGCCGGCTTTTGCTCGTAAAAGGCGGGGTTGGGTTTACGCTCACGACCGCCAGAAATAATACGTCGTTAGCGCGGGGTTCTGGTATTCGTGCCGTTCGCCTCCGAGCGCCGTATAAACGTGCTGCGTTACGACGCCGTTAACGATAACGGCAATAAGCTTATAACCTGTCGAGGCATCGTCGGCCGGCACGGCGTCCGCGAAGTCGCACGTTACGCTCGTCGGAAAGCCGGTCGGGGCCGGCGACGCGTGGCATTCGATATAGATCTGCTTCGTTACGTTATTAGGAATCGTAAGCTCCTGGTCGGCGAGCAGCTCGTTATTAACGGTACCAGATCGGACGTACGCTTTCGAGCCGTCGTAAGAGACGTGAAAGGGGTGCGGGTTCTCCGTCGAGATATCGAACGGCGGCGTCGTGTTTAGGGTGAAACCGAACCCCGACGAGCTGAAGCCGTACCCGACGCCCGGCTGGATGGGGTTCGCCATTAGGTCGCCAGGGGGTATACCTGTTCCGGGAAGCCGTCGCGAAGGTATTTGATTTCGTAAGTTACTTTTACGATCTTCGGCTCGCCGAGGGAATCGAGGCAGAAATCCTCGAAATTGACTTGAGAGAGGATAAGCTGCCCGAGGTTATACGTCGCATTTACGAACGACGGCCCGAGCCAATCCGGCAGGAGCTTGACGGTTCCGAATACTCCGACGGAGTTTGATTTGCCGACCTCGGCGAGCAGCCCCTTCGCGGTCGGTAGGTCGTCCTGGATATAGACGACCCCGGAGAAGCTGGTCGTCGGCGCGAGGTAATGGGTCTTTCCGTAGAGAAGCCGGCGAATGTCCGCGACGGTGCCATCTTTAAAGCCGGTAAATTCGCCGCCGTTGGAGCGTTTGAAATGCGCGCCCAGGGAGCCGCCGACGTATTCGCCTGGGACTATCGTCGAGGCCGTGAAGGTCGTACCGTCGCCGGCGATCGCCTTCGCGGGGTCGGCGTCGAAGAATTGCGCGTTCGTCGTGATGTGCTCCGAGGTAAGGCCGGTCGAGCCGGTGATATTAGGACGCGTAACCGTCTCGGTACCGGGCGAGCCGTTGTCTCCGACGCCGACGTACTGCGCGTCGATAGTCGCGTACTCGAGCCCCTCGTAACGGATGGTTCGCTTCTGGACGAACATAGCCGGCTCGTTAGGGTGGGCGCTTCCGATCAGTACCAGGTTATCGACCTGGGAACGGTCGACGCGGAACGAGGCCCGGCCGGTGTAGAGGCCGTAACCGTCATTTTCAAACGTCCAATTGCGGAGGAGCTGCGCCGAGGTTAGGGCGTCGCCTTGTTTTACGAGGGCCATAAATTAGCGGGCCGCCGGCATACGGATACGCATAGAGCGCTTCTGGGCGTACGTCGGGGTCGGTTCTGGTTTGTTTGTAAGGTCGGCCTCCGGGGCCTGGCCGCGCTGCGGAAGGTGATCGCGGAGCATTTGCAGGATGTCCTTTTGAATCTGCGTTTGTTCGCCGACGGCCATATCGAGCGCGGACTGCCCGACGCCGATAACGTTGCCGCCCTGGGCGGGGGCGAAGCCGGGCGCCTCCGGGGCGAGCGTTAGGCGCTTACGAAGCTCCTTAATAACCTCCTCTTGGATCTTCGGATTATTCGCAAGGGCGTTAGGATCGAGGGCGACCGCGCTAAATCCAGGCCCGGCGCTTCCGGCTCCTGCTCCTGGCCCCATAGCGGCGCGTAGGCCGGCCTGTTCGCGCTCGACGATGGCCCGGCCCTCCGGGGTCGTTTCGAGGAATTCGCGGACGGCGTCCTGGCGGCCGACCTTAATCTTCTCCTCCGTCTCGGCGGCCTTCGCCTTCTCCTCGGAACGACGCAGGAATTCGCGAACCAGGGGGTCGCCTTTGTCCTTCCCCTCCTCGCTTGTCAAATAGGCGCGGGCCTCCTTAACCTTCTGCTTTTGCTCCTCAATCTTCTGCGAAATAATGCTTATCGCCTTATGGAGCAGCATCATAGGCGCGAGGAATCCCATCGCGAAATCCTTACCGAATTCGCCGAGCTTCTTTCCGACCGTCGAGGCGAATTGGTCGAGCTGCGAGAGGGAGGCCTTCGCCCGGTTCGTTACCTGCTGGACGTCGGATTTACCGACGATCTCGTACTCCATCTTTCTACGCGCCATAAGTAGGTTATACCTTTGCAGGGCCGGCAACCTCGGCCGCCAGGACGGACGCCATAAACTCCTCCTCCTCGGTAGAGAGCACGTTCACGTCGGCGCCCTTCCTGGCAATCAAGGCGACGTTTAACCATATCGCTTGGCATTCCGGCATTTCCCAGGCCCTTTGCTCCTCGATGCCGGAGGCGATGAGGTTCGCGACGACCATTAGGGGCCAGGGTATCGTCGACGTCGCGCCGGCCGCGCCCTCCTTCTTTTCCCAGAATTTAGGCCAGCGCGTAACGAGGGAGTATTCGCCGAACCTTTGCAGCTCGGCCTCGAATAGCCCAGGGTTCGCCGAAAGCCGGGCCAGGCGCCAGGAGTCGAGAAGGCCGGGGCGTCCGATCGGCTCCTCGGCGCATACCTTTACGCCGACCAGGAGGTCGACCGGCGTTACCGGCCGGCCATCGAGCAGGGGCGAGCCCAGGGCCATAAGCCGGACGCGGTGCTTCAGACAGAAGGGCCAGACGCGGCGCCCCAGGATAAGCACCGGCGCGGGGTCGGTGAAGGCCTGTAAAAAACGCTCGTCCATCGGCAAAGGTTTTACCCTTACGCCGGCGAGGGTTCAAGTCGTTAGGCGACGGTAATACCTTCCCAATCCTTAGCAGTAACGGAAACCTTAACGAATTCCTTGCTCCCGCCCTTCTCCTCGACCTTGGTAACGACCGCCGTGATCGAGTTGGAAACCGGCGAGGTTCCGTGGTTTGAATTCGTCGCGAGCGTAAACGTAAGGACGTCGCCGAGCTTCGGAGGGTTAACCGTTTTCGCGATGCCCTCGAGGGTTAGCTCGGAGCTGCGGTCGTTCGCCCGCCAGGTAACGGTAATACCGGATTCGTTAACGACGGTATCCTCCGAGATGAAGCTCGAGGAAACCGAGTACGATTGAACGTAAAGGGAGGCCTCGGAGCCGGTTACCCCGTAGAGACAAACGACGCCCTGGATTACAGCTGCCATACCTTTGCAGGGTTAGGCAACCGGGTTTAGACAGGCCAGGAGCTCGTATGTAAATACGGTCGCCCAGCTTCGGTCGTCCAGGCCGTCGTCCTCGCCGGTCGGGGTAACGTCATACAGCAGGGCGTCGGTCGAGGCCGTGAACGCGGATTGCAGCAGGGCGACGTCGTACATACTTCCGGCCAGGGCGGCGCATCGGGCCCGGTGATCGGCGAGGGTCGTATCGTCCGCATTCGAGAGGAGGGTTATACGGACGCCGACCGCGTAATTGCCAAGGCCTTCGGGAAGGTCGCCAGGAGGCCGAGCCGATTCGGCCAGGACGACGACGCGGGGGAGGGTCTGGATTTCGGCCGAGTCGCCGGTATAGACGTTAACGCCGGCAAGGCCCTCCTCGGCGGCGAGCTGCGCGGCGACGAGCTGCTCGGTAACGTGTCTAATTGATTTCGTGCCCATAAGTAAGAGGTTATTTCTCGAATTGCCTTGCGGCCTTTTCGAGCCGTTTGACGAGCTCGGCCTCGAGCTGCTTTACCCGATTGCCGATCGCGATAGCCGGCACGCCGCCGCCGTCGACGTCGGACGCGGCGCCGTCGGAGTCGCCGATAAGGTTCGCGATTACCAGGGTAACGTCGCGACCGTTCTCCCTAAATAGGACGGAGCCGTTCGCGGGGTGGCGCTTTACCCAGGGCAGCCAGCCGGACATTCCGTAAACCCTTTCGCCGCCGGTCTTTGTTTTCGGCCTGGGCAGCTTCTGGACGACCGTCCACCAGCCGGCCTTTAACGAGCCGACCTGGAGCTTCTCCTTCTCGACGTAGGCCTGGACGGCGCCGGCCTTCTCGACGACGTACTTCGAGAACCAGGGGAAGCCGGGGCCCTTGTTTCTCCATATGCGGCCGGCATACTTCGCCTTGATCGCCCTATGTATGCCGGCGACGTCCGTCGCGTTCGCCTCGACGCGGCCGAATGCGTTAACCGAAGTCTTGGCCCGGTTAAAGAAGTTGCGGGCCTTCTTGAACGCCCGAACCTCGTCGGCGTCGTTAAGGAGCTTCTGAAATACGGAGTTATTCCCCTTCGAGCTTTTAAGGGCGGCCGATTGCCGGAGCTGCCGGAACGCCCCGACGTTATCGTACTTAACCGAGCCGACCAGGCGCATCGCGACCAGGGCGCCGGTCGAGCGTTTCGAGGTATCGTCGGCGCCGACGACTACCCGGCTAACGTCTCGGTCGACGGCCTTCTCGCCGGCCTTTTGAGCAGCTTTAGAAAGGCCTCGACCTCCTCCCATTGGGAAGGGCGGGGAGAATATCGCCGAATCCTGGGCGAGCAGGGCGCCTTGACCGAGCGCGATGTCGCGGAGGTTATACCCCATCTCGCGGGCGAACCTTTCGACGGCGGCCCGGAATTCGGCCAGGGTGCGCGGTACGATCTTAACCTCGACGCGGGCCATTATTGATTATCGTCGACGACGACGAGCGTTACCCAGGCCGACCCCGGCTTGTATGTCTGGCCGGTGATGCGAAGGGCCTTGCCTCCGACGGCAATCTTTTTGCCGATGCCCAGGAGGGCCACGACGGCCCCTCCGCTAACGATGGCGCCAGACGCCCCAATTGAGCCGTCTGGGAGGGCCCAGGAGGCGTCGGAAGCCGGGAGTCGGACGGTGTGCTGGGTCTGCTCGATAAAGCCGCCCGCCTGGAGGGATTGCGTAACGGCGGGGTCGGATAGCATCGCCAGGAAAGTAAGGGCGCCGCCGTCCGTCTGGCCGGCGATCCCGAGCTCGGCGACGACCTCCTTCGCGTCTGGCAGGAATTCGGGATAAAGGGCGGCCATATCTTTGCGGAGCCGGGCAAAGAAAAGGGGCCCCGGTTGGAGCCCCTTGCTTCGAGCTGCTCGACCTATTAGGCCGACAGCACGCGCTTAAGGGAGGTCGCGCGGGCCTTGCTCACGCCGAACAGCATCGTCGCCGAGAGGCGCAGGAAGCCGTCGTAGGCCTTGGACTTGAGCACCTGGACGGCCAGGCCGGAGGGGTCGACGGCGCTGTCGACCTCGCCCTCGAACATAGCGGGGGAGGGCAGAGCCGAGGCGACGGCGATCGCGTCCTTACCACAGGCGAAGCCGGTGAGGTTCTCGGAGTTGCCGGGGAGGTCGGAATACTCGAACACGTCCATTCCGGACACGCGGCCCAGGGCGCCCTCGGTAACGACCGCGCTGTTCTGGGCGGCGCCGGAGAAGGCCTGGGTCAGAGTCGCGTCCTTGCGGAGAGCGCCGACATAAGTCGGGTTAAGGATGAGGGCGCGAGAGCGCGAGGCCTTCGCGGTCGACAGGGCGGTGTTGAGGTCGACCACATCGTCGTAACCGAACGAGCCGGCGGCGACGACCGCGTTAGCGGCGAAGTTAGCGTTCGTGATGATCGCGCCGACCTCGGCCATAACCTTCGCGGAAAGCTCCTCGACGGCGTTCTGGACGAAAGCGTTAACGATGTAGTCCTCGCCGTATTCGGCCAGGTCGATGGGCGCGAACTTCTTGGTCGAGTGCAGGTGCTTGAGGGAGACCGAAACTGCCGAGATGTCCGCGTCCTGGCTTTCAGCGTATCCGGTGGCGCCGAACTCAATCGCGGCGTCTCCTCCGATAATGCTGACCTGCACGGACTTTCCGCGGGTGAAGCCGCCGGTGAGGTTCGTGGAGAAAGCGTTGATGAGAGGCAGATTTCCGACGAGGCCGGGGATGATCTGCTGGGCGAGCGCGGCCGGGGCCGCAGCGATGGAGTTAGCCATATGAGTATTGAGTTAGTGGATGAGAGAAAGGGGGAGATTACTTACCGAGAATCGCCTTGCGGTTCTTGTTGAAGAACGCGGTGCGCTCCTTGCCGAATGGCATCGCCAGGAATTCGGCGCGGATATCGTCGTCGGTCTTGGCGACCGGCGCGTCGGCCGGGGACTGCTCGACCGGCTCGACGCCGACGCTGGCGGCGATCTTCGCGGCCTCGGCGCTGGCGGTAATGGCGCTGCTCTCGAGGGCGGCGACCTTCTGGGAAAGCTCGGCGACCAGCTTGTCGGCGCCTTCGAGGGCTGCCGTAAGCTCGGCGAGGCGGGCATCCTTCGCGGAGGCCTCGACCTTAAGGGCCTCGAGCTCGACGCCGTTGGACGCGGCGAGCTTCTCGACGGAGGCGCGGAGGTCGTCGCGTTCGCTGGTGAGCGCTTCGACGGCCTGGGACAGATTAGCGACGGATTCCTCGGGAGTCATAAACTTGCAACGGCGGGCAACCTTGTCGCCCTGGTCGAGCCGGGTAACGGTGCGCTCGGCCCATTCGGCGGCCTGGGCCTCCGGCTCCTCGGCTTCGTTTTCTTCGGCAGCCATATAGGCCTCGACCTCGGCCGGCGAAAGGGTGCGGACGCCGAGCTTCTCGACGGCGTTCCGGGTATCCTCGCGGTCGTCGATAAAGCCGTCGACGCGAAGGCCTTTGTCCAGGTATTCGGCCTGGATAACGCCGGCCTTGAATTCGGGCGCCGGCGTCTCGCCGGGGTTCATAATAAGACGTTCGTATTCGACGCCGACCTTCTCGAGATCGGCGACCGTCTTGTCGCGCTCGGCTTCCGGCCGGTTCGTAAGGAATACGACCTCCTCGGCTTCCTGCTTCAGAAAGGCGACGACGGCCTCGACGGCCTCGCCGTCCCGCAGAACCGTATTATCTATGTCCGAGATAATGCGCGGCATTAGAAGCCGGCCAGGGCGGCCTTGAAGGATTCCGCGACGCCGGTTGCGAGGCCCTTCTGCGCGGCGACCTTGCCGGAGAAAACCTGGGCTTCCATATCCTCGGCCTTGACGAGACTACGCTTCATAAGCACGCCGGCCTTGAAGTCCTCCCAGATTTCCTCGACGGAACGTTGCAAGTATTCGTCCTGGTCGGGCGTGATCTCCGCGCCCTCGACGCCGATCGCCTTATACCGGCCGGCCTTGTAAACGCGGGCCTGGACGCCGGCGGCCTCGAAGGCCTTGGACATATCGTACATAACGAGATAACAGCCCACGGAGCCCACGGAGGCCGACGGACTAACGAGCACGCGGTCGGCGGCCGAGGCGATCCAATAAGCGGCCGACGCCATTTCGGTATCGGTATACGCCATCGTCGGAACGCCCAGGGCGCGCACCTTGTTCGCGAGCTCCTCGACGCCGGTAACGGTGCCGCCAGGCGAGGAAACGTCGAAGGCGATGCGGTCGGCGCCGGCCTCGAGCATCGCGTCGATGTCCTCGGAAATATCGTCGACGTCGACGGCGCCGGCGAGCTTCTCGACCGGGGCGAGCCCCTTGCCGATTAGGCCCCGGATAGGTACGACCCCGACGCGCTTCTCGCCGTCGTCCATTAGGTAGGCCTTCGGACGTTCTCCGAACAGCTTTGAAAGGAGGTCGGTAAATCCGACCTTCTCGGCAAGCGCGGCGTGATCCTGGGCCCGGCTCGGTTCGACCAGGAGGGGCTCGCGGCCTCGGAGGCCGTTAAGTAGGAAGCGGGTCATATTAGGAGGTCGGAGGATTGATAGGAGGAGGAGGGAGCTCGAGGTTCTCGGCGACGTCCTCGGGGATCTGCTCGTTATTCTGGCCCTGTTGCAGCCAATTGAAACCGGGCTTGTAAAGCATCCATACAGGTACGCCGGCGGCCTGGGCGGTCTTAATAATGTAATTCATATCGTCGGCCCGCTTCTGCATTTCGGTACGGAAGTCGAGGCCGCGCTGCGCGTAGAGCTCCGACATAGAGAGTAGCCCCATCTCGACGTCGGCGCGATCGTTCGACGCGTCTCGGCCAGAGTCGACGGTGATTGATTTCGGGGTCGTCCAGCTCGTACTCGCCCAGGCAGGGTCGTCGGGCAATTCGCCCCGGGCGATGGCGTCGCCGATGATATAGCCCCAGGTCGGAACGCAAAGCTGCTCGATTATCAGTTGAGAATATTTACCGAACACGCGTGCGGCCTTGCCGACGATGAGGCGAACCGAAGCCCCTCCGATCTTCGAGCTATCGCCGACGAATTCGTACGGTAGAACGCCCTGGGATATGTCGCGCTCGAGCGCCGCGAGGAAGCCCTGGAACGTCGGCGAGGGTCGGGCCGAGGCGAAGGATTCGAGAGACTCGCCGGGCGCGAGCGTTAGCAGCTTGCCTCCGAACGAAGCCGCGACCGCGCCGAGGTCGTTGCAGTCGGCCCGGCTGCCGGAGATTTCGCCGGCCAGGGTTTCGTCGATATACCCTCCGTCCTTTTTGAGCACCCTTGTAATGTCGGCCCCATCCTTGACCCCTCGAAGCTCGAGTTGTAGGAGGTCCTGCTCGTCCTGTATCGTCGAGATTGAATGTTGCAGGAGGGGTAGTCCGCGAGCGCCGGAAACGTACTCGTGGTCGCATATGTGCATCATCGCCGGCCCGATAACCAGGCGCGAGCGTCCGTCGGATCGGTAGACGTTATAACCGACGACCTCGCCGTACGCCCCGAATTGGATACCGTCCCACATACGCTCGGGAATCTCCGGGCCCTCGGGGTTCCCTACCTTGTGCGCCTCGAATAGCTGAAGCTTCGCCTCGCCCCGGCCGTTCCGAATCTTGCCGGCGAACGCGTCGCCGTCGCGAACCATCGCACGCAATAGGAGGGCCTGTACCTGGGAGAACGACCAGCGCCCGGTAAGCTCGATGCGCCTGGATTTCTCGCGGAAATAATCCTCGTATAGCTTGGCGTTCGCCTCGGTGCTCGCGTGAGACTGCGGGGTGATGCCGTCGCCGACCGCGTACATAATGAGGTCGGCTATAATCTGCCGGTAGAGGCCGGAGTTACGTTCGGCCCACCGGCACTTTTTAAGCATCGTAAGCCGGTCGTACGGCGTAAGATCGCGGCGAAGGTCGTCGGCCGGAGGGAGGTAAAGATATCTCCGCGCCGGCGAGCTTTGTACGCTCTGCCAATTATTGATCGAGGCCGCCGGCTTCTGCCCTCCGGGGGAACCCTTGCGCGGAATGTTGCGAGAGGCGCCGCGAGGGGCGCTGGTTTTCTTGCGGGGGGCCATAAATCAGCTCGGGTCGCGGTTCTCCCAATTCGTCGAGATCACGTTACGACGCCGGCCATAGGTGCCAGGATCGAGGCGAGACAGGGCCAGGAGGGCCTCGGCGAGCATCTCCTTCGGAGGGAGCGCGTACTGCTTCGATACGCTCGAGCCGGAATCTGAATAAGACGTAATGACGCGGCCGGCCGTGATATCGGCGACGGCTTTGTCGCGGATCGCCAGAAGCTGCGTCTCGGTCAACCCTATGAACAAACCAGAGGCCATACCTTTGCAGGGTTAGGCAACGCCCCAAGGGGAAGGGTTGCGGCCGTGTACCCTATGCCCCGGGAACGCATACTCCCGAAAACTACGCCGACCGCAACCCCTCGGTAAACTAACCCTCATTTCTCGGAGGGCAAGTCGCCAAGCTCGGAGGCCTCGCGGCCGACCAGACCCCATCGGAGGGCGATAAGCATCGCCATAACCTCGCAGTCCAGGGCGTGATTATCCCTCTTGCCGGCCCGGAGTTGCCATATCGGGCGGCCGTTCTTTATGACCCTTACCTCCGCGTTGAGCTGCTCCGGGTATTCGGCCGGCGCGTCGGCGGGGTATGTGTGCAGCTTCTTAAGCCGGAGGCCGTTTAGGATATCCTTCGCCGCCAGGGCCGAGAATACGATGAGCTCGGCGCGTTGCGCGTATCCTGGAACGTGAACCTTCTGCTTATCCGAATAAAAGCGCTTTGAGGTTCCGTTCCGATCTCGAACGGTGAAATCCAATTGCCCCGAGCCCTTTGTGCATTTCCAGCCGCGCTTTGCTCCGGCCTCTCGGTAAACCGTGTCCGATTGGTCGCCGGAGTCGACCGCGACCAGACCCCGGTTAACCTCGAACCTCTTTACCAGGTCGTCGAGCTGTTCCCAGGTTTCGGCCTTTCCGTAATGCAGGAGCCGACTATGCCCTGTCTTTGCCCAACCCCGGACGGCTATCCAGAACGAGCCTCGTTGGACGTCTATGCCGACCGTACGGAATCGTATCGAACCCTCCGGCGCTCCTTCGCGTCCGACGATCTCGCCCTTCGGCGTAATCCTTGCTTCGTGCGGCCAATCGTCGCCGGCCTGGTACGGCCCGGCTTCCTCGAGGTTTACGATCGCCCCGCCCTCCTCCGACCAGGGTAGCGCGAGGCGCTTCTGCTTGAACAGGCGCCGCCCCTCCTCGTCGGCGTATAGGTCGACGGCTTCGGCGGCCTTGAGCATAAGCACGCCGAGCTCGCCCCAGGACATACAGGCGAGCGCGTTCCAATGTAGGCCGACATAACCGGCGGCGCTCGCCGGCTTCGTCGCGACGAAGGCGCCTTTGGCGTTCGCCTCGAGACGCGTCGCGTTATTGTCCGGCAATCGTTCGAGGCAGCTCCGACACTCGTACGTCGTGCCGGCCGCGACCGCCAATAAATCCCAGGTGCCGGTTTCCTTCGCCGATTCCGGCAGCCGTACCTGGGCCCATTCCCAGGGCTGGAGCGCCCCGCATTTCGGGCAGGAGAAATGCCATTCGCGCATATCCGTACTCTCGTGGATCTGCGTCCATTCGTCGCCGGCCGTCCCGCCCTGGGACATAAATATACGTTTACCCATCCATCCGAACGCCGTTACGCGTGCGCTCGCCTCGCCGATATGCCCTCGCGGATATAGCCAGGCCTCGTCGCCGATCACCGTACGAAGGGAGAGGCGCTGAAGGTTCGCCTCGTTCCAGGCGCCCCGGCAATAGAGGGTCATTCGGTCGAAGTCTATCGTCGTCGACCTGTCCGAATCCTCCGGCTTGAGACGACGCGCCACCGGCTCGCAGCAATTGAACAAAGGCCGCAAGCTGCGAATGCTGAAGTCGCGGGCCTCCGGGTCGGTCGCCTGGAGGAGCATCGTCGGGCCTGGTTTGTTCGCGATCATCCAGCAAAGATACAACCGGGCAAAGAGGGATTTGCCGGACTGAATGCTCGCCTGGATCGTAAGCATACGAACCTCGGGGTCGGCCGCGATGCGGAGCGCCTCCGCAATCCAGGGCGTGCGGTCGGAACGGAACGGCCCCGGCATCGGCGAGTCGGGTATGCTGCTCACGTTCGCCTCGAGCCATCGGACGATATCGCCGTCGTCGGAAGGACGCAGAACCTCGAGGCCTATCCGGCGCAGCTCGTCCTTATTCATTCTCGCCCCTCCGAACGATTAGGGCCAGAAGGCGCTCGAGAAGCTTCCGGCGCTTGTCGGGCGTTACCCTGGTCGGGGGCGGCATCGGCTTACGCTTCGCCGGCTTGCGCTTACGCCCCATCGTCGAGCCCCTCCGTAAGCTGCGCCCTCGTCTTACGCGCCCAGGCCTCGAGTACCTTCACGGCCTTCGGCGGGTTCTCCGGGTTGCAACCCTCGGCGCAGTCCAGCGCGAGCTTGTCGAAACGCTCGACGACCTCGGCCATAAGGCGACGCATCGTCTCGGCGCTTTCCTTCGCCGTGATGTATTCGCGGGCCAGGATCGCCCGGCGCTCCTGCTCCTCTTCGAGCGCGACCAGGGTCTTAAGGGATTGGTTATAAGCCGTCTGGTATTTCGCCTGGTTCGGATCGCCGCCGGTCATCGCGGCCAGCCATACGCCCCGGGCCTGGTCGACGAGCCGACGGTGCTCGGCAATCGTTCCGGCCAGGGTTCCGTCGTCGAGCGCCGCGACGTTCGCGGCCACCGGCGCACGCGCCGCCCGGGCCACGGCTCGCTCGTCGCGCCAGGCGATCGCGGCCTCGACCGAATGCGCCGGCATTCCCTCGCGCTTAAGCACGCTAACGCGCTGCGGCGTAATGCCCAGGGCGCGGGCGAGCTCGAGGTTCGGCAGGGGTTTGTTTTCTGGTGTCATTCTTCGTAACCAATCATAAAAAAACCTTCGGAGTGTCGCCCCT